AATAGGTGTGTAGCCTTTCAAACTTTTGAATTGTCCAGTCAATTTACCTGACTTTACAACGTCTTGTTTCCAAACGCCTTGCGAAACGCCCTCAACAACAGTAAACAACTGCCTTCTATCAAGAAAACTTCTCATTTTACCAAAATTTTACTTTTTCCTCGAGTTGAGGCGCTAAACGCAAAAACTCTTCATAATTTGAAACAATCTCTTCACCTGGGCTTATTTCTTTTTTTGCAAACAAAATTATATCACCCTTTTTTGTTTTTTTCAAAAACGTATTACTCTGCGCCTTTCCATGGTTCACGTAATTACTCTTCAAAGAAAAAGAACCTTCCCCCTCACGCCAAATAATCATAATTTGTTCCCCCTTCTTCAAAGTAGAAGAAGCAAAAGCACCAACGCCATGTATTTTTGATTTACCAATGTAAATAGCTGCCATCCATCAAAAATTGTCAAAAACATTTTCATTTTGCGAAATAAAATCGTCCCCTCCAAAAGGAAAAAACGAAGTCCCATCATAATACCAAAAGGCATCATCATTTTTCACATAAACAACCAACCCCTCATAGGGGAAGTCTATATCGCTCAAATCAATAGAATCGTCTACTAAAGCCTTGGCATCAAGCGGTTTGGCAACGTTAGCTTGAAAATTGTTACTTACTTTTATGTCTCCTGTTGAAAACGGCATAACTTAAAATTTGAAGTCCAGTTCAAAATTGACTTGCGTAGTATCCGCATTGCTTTCATAAATGTTCATAAGCTCTGTTTGAACGCCATCAAACAAAGTGAAAGTAGAAGTTCTTTTGGTGAACCCTGCCGTGACATCAAAATTGTTTTGATCAATTATAGCGGACAAATTGCCAAAAGCAGCAGGATAAACAAAATAATATCTTTCAAGATTTGGATTGAAAACAAGGTTATTCCTATCGCCTGGAGCCCAAATGTTCTTGTTCAAGTTTTTTATATCTGCTTCAACCAAGTTAGGAGCTCCAACACCATAATAAGATGGCGCATAAAATCTTACAGTCTTGTTTATTACCAAAAGCCCTGCTTGATCAAAATTGGCTTCTAAGGTATAAGTTTTATCAGCCTCAACCCCTAAATCAGTATAAACAAAAGTATTGGTCTGCGGATTAACTAAAACAGTAGAACCTGTCTTCAAAAACACCTGCCTCAACCCGCCCGCCAAAACGAACGAATCATCATTTGAATTTACAGCTCCATTGACATTTATATCGAACGCCTTTCCTTTCTCCCTTATGCCCAAATTTGAAAGATTTGCTGTTGCATCTATGAAAGGGTACAACAAACGCCTCAAAACTTCTTTAACTGGTTCCTCCAAAAAATCAGTTCCTGCTTCAATACCGCCAATCTTCAATGGTGTTGGCCTTGAGTCTGTAAACAAAAAGTTGGTATCCAACTCAATGTGGGTCAAAGGCGAACCCTTGTCAGTTCTTATTGTTGTGCTCATATCAAGGTGTTACGTAATCAGTTTGTTCCTCTACATAATCGCAAAAAACATAATCCCCACAGCCATCAATAGGCTCACAAGGATCATAAAGTAAAAACCCCGTATCAAAATCTATAAAATATCTTTCTGAATCGTCAGCTGTCACAACCAACTCACCATCTACATTAACATAGATATCTACTTCACTTGGAAGGTTTTCGGCCACGATATAAAGCTCCCCTTCAGAAATATCCACTTCATTCACCTGTATATTTTCTTGCGCTATACCAGCAACTACTATATAGGGCAAATCCGACACTTCCCCCTGACAATCAACCGACCCTACATAAGGATTGTCAATACGCAACCTCCTCACAGGCCTTTCAGTTAAAACAGTAAGGGTGTTTAAAATTTGCATTAAATGTAATTAACAACAGTGGTTTGAAAATTGAAATCAGCCCTTGTGGGGTAAAAAACAGGGTTTATTTCATTGTTTGCAGAAGAAATAATAGCTCCCGCCTTATCAAGCAACAAAAACCCCCTCACCCTCGGTACTTTGTTGTTTGGAACCCTTATATCCGTCCTTGGGAAAAACTTATCATCATAAACATAAGTGACACCGCTGACGCTTTTAGCTGCAAACAACAAATCCTCCCATTCTATTCTTTCGCCCAATTTCCAATACCTATAATCTATAATTTTAGATATTGAAACTTGTATTTCTTTCCTTATAAGCTCAATATCTTGATCCTGGGCTATCTCAAGTCTCATACTAACATCAAATTCAAAAAACTCAACGCTCCTAAACTCAACGCCATTGTTTTGTACGCCAAACCAATCTGGAGCAAGGTCAGAAATAGAAAGATACTTGGCCGCAGAAGTATCAAGTTGCGCTATTTCGGCATTAGATAAATCCGTACCATCTTGCTTCAAAACGGCAATAATGGTTTTTCCCGTGCTTGACCTCCCCATATTAAAAATCCTCAATATGTCGGGATTGATAAGCATTAGTGCTTGCCGTAAATACTCCATCGTGTGTTTGGCAAGTATATTCACCCCGCCTCTTATACGATTTTTGAAATCTTCATCATTTTCTTCGTCCCTTCCCCCAAGCATGTAATACTCATTCGTCACGTATTGGTGGCCCGTCAACTGTTCACTTATTTCATTAACCGTGAAGGGTTCTACATTAGAAGCAAAACCATTTTGTTGGCTTTTTACCTTCACGTATTTGTACCCAATGTTGCCAACAGTTTCGTCTTGCTCAAGCTCAAAAACAATACCGTGGTTCCCCGTAAAAGTGTGAACTGTTTTTTCATACAAGGTACCTGGCTCTGCTGCAATTCTCAAATATCCAGAACTTGGCGAAGTAGAAAATCTCGGCGAAAACCCCCTGTCCCTTGCAATAAAATCAAGATATTCCCCATAAGCAAGATCAGGAAATATATGGGATTCAATAAGGGCTTGGTCCTTATTAACCTTTTGGCCAACTTTGGCAACTCCGTAAGCAATTCCATTTAAAACGCTCTCATCAGCAATTTTTGTAACTTTGTCTGTCCTCGCAAACAAGTTCTTTGCAAAAAATTCTTTGAATTTTTCAATGGTTTTTACCTTCGTTATCATATCACAACATTTGTTTCAAACACCAAACCATAAAAAGATTGAAAAGAAAACCTGACAAAAAGGCCATCTCCACGTCTTTCAAAAGACAAAACCTTGAAATCAAGAACCGTATCATCCTCATTGAAAACCCTTGATATTTGCCTAACAAACAAAGGATAAGCAAAAGAAGCAAGATTATTACCAACAAATACTTCAGGGTCTATGCCCTTTGTAGGAAATTCAGGCAAATCGCCTTGAAGTAAAGAACTCCCTATTTCTACAGTTTGTTTAAACGTTTCATTGGGCGTCAAAACCCTGAGATCGCTATCAGTAAACTCTAACAATCTTGCTACATCTTTTCCATAAAAATTCTCGCCCTCCATTGAATCAACTACACTTTGCAGCTTCAAATTGTTGAACTCAAGTAATTTATTCAATTCTAAAGAAGTTGATCCTACCAAATCATAATCTGTCTCTGACAAATCATTTTCTATGGCTATTTTACTCCACTCGTTATCAAAATCCTCGCTATCAAGTTTTTTTCTCGCTATTGACTCCAATGTTTCATACCGCCCCGCTTCATACCCAAACTGTATTTTGTTTGAAAAACCTCTCTTCCCCCTTGAGCTCCTCAAAAACTTCCAAGACCTTTTGGTCAACAAAATCCTTTCCCTTATATCCTCAAGATACTCCGTATTCTCCCAATCTTCATACCTATCAAAAATCCTCTCATTGACCGCTATAAAATTCAATATATCATTTACATCTTCTTTCAAAGTATCTAAAAACTCAAGTTTAGAAGAATCTATCTCACTTTGTGAACCAGCATAAAAAGACAAAACTTCCGGTAGAATTTCTTCAAAAAAGAACACGTAATTAGACAAAAAAAGCCTTAAATCAATACGGCTCGCCTTCTCAAATTTTTCAATAAATCTCAGTGTTATGTCCATCTTACCTATTCAAAACATTATCAGCACGTCTTAAAGTCAAAGACTTTGTTTTGTTAAATAGCTCTGTAGCCCCGTCAGTCATAACTTTAGAAGTGGCAATGCTAACAAGAGAGGTAAACTTATTCTTTTTACTCAACTCCCTCAAAGGCGCCAAAACCTTGAAATTTGCGTTATAATTCCACATGGAAGTACGCTGCAAATTTTGAGAAAAGCTAAAATTCTCTGGCTCTACAACCCATTGCGTGTTGAAAGCAAGGTTGTAAAAATACATCATCTTAGGTTGATTGAACTTGTCCAAGTGGTAAAAATCCCTCACCATTTTATCAAGCACCTTTGTAACCCCGTATCCAGTTTTTATGGAAGAACTAAATTCGTTAGAATTTGCCTCCTCACCAGAAAAAGACCCAAAACCAAACCCAGAAGCAAGCAAATTAGTAGAACCAACCAAAAATTTGAACCTCCTCCCAAAATTACCGCTCATCTTTATTTGCTTTGGAATGAAAGTCGGGTTTGTTATTGAAACAACACCCGCACTTGTTTTTTTCACATTATTAGGTGAAGGATATGTTTCATTCAAATCTTCCGGCAAAATAGGAAAAACAAGCAGCTGAATAGTGCTATCCTCTGAATCAACAAGCTCTAAAGCTACTGAATAAAATTCAAATTCGTCTGGAAAAGTTGCATGTAAAGCTGACCTCGCTGTACCCAAAATAGCCTTTTGGGACTCCGAGAATAAAGTATCTGAAATGTTGAGTGCCATATTATTGTATATAACTCTAAGAAATTGTTCCTGTTCCTGTGCCTGTTCCTGTGCCTGGCAAGGGGCCTGTTGGGGAAGCCGTTGTTGTAACAGTTGTCACGTTTACATTTACAGTTCCTGTTTTCACATATCCATCAATAACATCAGCAAGCAAATCAGCAAATTTTTCTTCAGCCCCTTCAGGGTCTTTGACTTGCTTCATTTGTTTCAAGACACCTAAAATCCCTTGTTTCAATAATTCTTTTTGTAACGGCATTTTTAATCAGTTTTTGTCTTTTTTGAAAGAATACTGCTCAATTTCGCTTTTATTGCAGTGAATTCCGCTATATTGATAGGTGTACCACTCGGCCCAACACCTGTCGGCACTGTCAGCTTTTCTATGGCGCTTATGAGCTTTTCAAGCTCACCCTTCAAGGTTTCCCCCAAAACCAAACTTTCCTTGCCGCTGCCAAACAAAATTTCATCCGCTTTCAATTGATAATTTTTCGTTTCAATACTTATTTCCCCGTCCTTTATAGTTATTACATTTTCAAATTCGTCCTTCATCGTAAAACCAACACCCTTTTGATACTTTATAGATGTTGTTTTTTCATCATCATCTTTGTTTCTCACTAAAATTTCAAATTCCTTTTGAGTTTCAAGGAGAACCTTTTTTTTAGCAAATAAATGCGCCAAATGAGTTGATGACACTTTCCAGGCCCCTTCTGCCCCTGAAACCCTAAACTCCATAAAACCACCTTCAGGGTTGTCTGAAGAAAATGACATATCACCTTCTTCACCGTCTAAAGAAATACAAACAGAACTTTCGCCCTTAGACTTTACTATTTCCCAATAATTTTCCCTCAAAACAGATATGTCTACTTCCTTTTGATTTTGCCTCAAAGTGCCAACAACAACTGGGTAATTTTCCTTGTGTAAAGTCAAAAACACAACCAAAGTACCAAGCTGAAACTCACCCGCCTTTTCAGGAAATTCCAACCTTTTCATTATGTCAGCATCAACTGGAACATGATGAAAAATCTCATTTTCAAAAGTTGTAAAAGAAACTGTATTAGTAGAATAGCAATAATTAACAAACGCCTCCCTCTCCACCCCTTTCGGCAAAAAGACATAAGCCAGCCCCGCACTGGGCTTAAAGCCAGGCACTTTCCTCAAACCTAAATCCTGCTTCCTACTCATTAAACTGTTCTCTTTTCAAAAGTTTGTTGTAAATATCATTGTTAAACCTGAAAACCTTATCTACTTGATCTTTTTTCTGTTTCTTCCCTTCAGGTAAATAACTCAACTTCAAGGTTGTACGTCTATTTTTCGCCCTATTTTTTGGTGAATCATTGCCTTGCTTGTCCTTGTTAGGGAAGGCGGGCTTTGATTCACCAAACGAAATAGTTTGCACCTCCACGGGCAAATCAGGGTATTCCCTTACTACAAGGGATTTTACCTTTTCTGCCCTTCTTTTACCAAGATTGATGTTATAGGTGTCAGAACCTATGGAATCAGTATGACCTTCAAGGACAAAATTAGTTATATTTTGCGGCCCAACACGGTCTATTATCTTCTTTACGTCTTCAAAAACTTTCTCATTTTCCTCTTGCCTTGTACCGTCCAAAGTATCTTGATTGAAATCAAAAAAGAAAAACAAGTCCTCCTCTTCACTTTTTTCACTTTGCGGATCATCTACCTTTCTTGTAACCTCATCAAAATCAACAATATCAAAATACCAATCTATTTTAGACTCTACCACCCCCCTGCTCACAGTAAGAACTGTTTTTTCATCATAAGTAGTTTCGCTCACCGTAAAAGTGTGGCTAACAGAATCTACAAAAAATACTTCCCCTGTCCCCTTATGCCTCACATTCATGCCCCTTTTTATCCTTCTATCGCGCCTTATTGTTATTTGCCCCTTTCTCGTGAAAGGCAAATAAACATTGCTTTCTATCAAATACCTCAAATCATCAAGAGCAAGTTCTTTCAAATAGTCAAATGTTTCATCTTCTTCCGCCGTTTGTTTGAACATATCAAAAAACCCAACGTAATTTGACTGTTGGTCTAAAGGCCTGCTCCCCCATATTTGGGCTATTCTTTTGAAGAAAACGGCTGGAAAATCAAGTTGACTGTACTGCTGTGACAAACCATTATAAATGCCCTGCGGATTGAGCCTATACCAACTATAAACTTGACTGTCGTCCCACCTCAAATTATCGCTGTAAATATCGCCTTCATCTATATCTACAACGTAGTTTGTTGTAAACCCTTCTTTATCGAAAGGCGGTTTTCTAACTATCAAATAATAAAAAGGACCAAAGGTTTGTCCATAAAATTCCACAAAGGGCTTTTGACAAACCTTATTGATAAAAGAAAGCAAACTTCCTTGATGAGTTGCTAAACCGCTGTCAGCAACCCTTCTGTCCTCTACTGACTCATCAATAACAAGTTTTACAATCGACCAAACCCCACTTATATTTTCAAATTTGTCTTCATCTGTTATCCTTTTGCTTAACTCTTCCTCATTGTAGCTTCCAAAAACATCTTCGTGGCAAATTTCTACATGGCTCAAATTGTTGATTACATACTGTACTATCGTCCTTATATCTAAATCTTGTGTGAGTTTGAAAACATTCAAAGACCTATCAGCAAGCAACCTTTTTGAGGCCTCTCCAATCTCTGAAATATCCTGGTATTTGAAAAACTGCCTGCCATTCACGGCATACATTTCTTGATTGAAAAAATACTCACCGTCTTCTATGAACAACTTCATCAAATCGCGGCCTTTCACACTCACTGTTATATTTGATTTGTCGGCATAGCTAACAGAACAAGAATCTACCAAACCTATACAATCCCAAAAAGTCTCAGGAATTACAGAAGCACCAAGCTCTTGAGGAACGGAAATGTGTTTATGCCTTTTATATTTTTCTGGCCTCAACTTTTTTGAAATCTTCCTCCTCAACTCGGTGTACTTATCCCTCAAACCGCTCTCATCCTTTCTTATCTCTTCTTCGTGCTTTGTTTCTTTTTTATGGTGTGGTTCGCTATGAATTTCTTGTTCATTATGTTCAAACTCAAGTTCTTCAAAAGCTATGAAAATAAGGTCATTCGATTGTATAATCTTTGTAAACAAATCTATATTACGCCTGTACTTGTTTTGTTTTGTGTAATTTCTCGAGCCTTCTATGAAACTTTCAGATTTTTGATAATCTTGTTCTTGATAGGCTATACCAGCAAAATGATGTAAAAAATCAATATGGCTTTGAGTCGCTTGATACCCATGTATGTGATTTGCCTTCCACTTTTCTAAAAACTTTGAATCAATAGGGGGCAGACTTATAGAAAAATTGGCCCCGTTTTCCCCCTCATTCAAGGTCAAATTCATTATGAAAGGTGTCAAATCGAAAAACCCCCCCTGCGGTACACCATCTGTAGCAGGGCCAAGGGACTTGCTCCAAAGCACTACGCTCAATCTACTATAAAGTTTATGTATGCTGCCAACCTTACTGTCAGCCACCTTATTCAAGGGCGCATAAGAATCGTTTAAAAGCACCCTTTTCATTTTTTCGTCATAGAAGGTTGGCGCATTTAAATACTTTTCCCTATTATTTGAAAAAGTTGCTCTAAAAAGGGATTCTTTGTTTATTTTTTCAATAGGTACAATAATCAAAGGAGAACCAATAAACAAGTTTTCTTCAGGTACGTCTTGTTCATCTGAATCAAAAGAAGCCCTTTGCTCCTCAATACGGGCTTTATTGCCCCTGTAATTGAGGAACTCTTCTTGCTCCATATTGATCTTATAGTACGCCAATAAATTCTTTATTGTCGTGCCTTGCCTTATTGGCTTTGGAAAACTTTTTATCTTTATATCAGCCATTATTCTCCGTAAATAGCGTTCCCCTTGTTTAGCTCTTCGTTGGTTTTATCTGTGTTCTTTTCAATGCCTCTCAAGCTATTCAACACATCTTCACTCAACCTGAACTCTTCAGAGGTTTTGCCTTCTCGTTGTTTTTGTGTCAATTGAACTTCTTGTTGACGGCCCCTTGTACTTACTTGCTCTACTTGCGGTTCAAGCTCTCCTTTTTCAAGGCCTTCTGCAATAACTTCTCTTTCCTCCCTTCTTCTTTTAGCTGCTTTTTGTATGCCTTCGACGGTTCCGTCTGAATCAGCAACGGAATTAGCATATTGCTCCATCACATTCTTCATAGGCTCGATGAAGTTAGTTATACCAGGAACAATAAGCTCCTCAACATACTGATCCATTATAGGGATCAACGCAGCGGACATACTACTCGTGACTTCAGGCATTTTATCGGCCATCTTTGGAATTATGTTCGTCCTTGCCATTTGAAAAAACTTGTCTGTCATTTCCAAAGTCATAGCTGTATATTCACTCACATACTCATCAACGGTTTCCGCACTTGCTAACGCTTCCATTCTTGCGCCGTACTCTTCATAAGCCTCTGCACCCCTGCTTACCTGCTTTTCACGACCTTCGGCAGCCATAGCAGAAACTCTGCTTACTCGCCCTTTGCTTGTGTCAATTTGGCCTCTTTTTGCGCTCACCTTTCCTTCAGGACCTACAACAAACCTTTCACCAAACTTGCTTATATCCCCACCGCCCCTAAAGAATTCTATCATCTCATCAATTGTATTCACGTCCATTTTGTCGCCAAACGCAGAATACAAATTCATGAAAGCTGTGTCTTCAGAACCCTGATTAGTCATAGTTTTTATGACCCTTTGCATAGACTCAAGCCCCTCTTGGCTGCTAAACATACCCTTTTTTCTTGTCCTTATGACGTCAGCAATTGAAGCTCCTGGCCCTAAAGTAGCTGAAACAGACCTATTCATCAACGCATCAAAGTATTGATTTCCTCCTCCAACCCCCCTCAAACTTGAATCAAGTGCACCAGCAGCACCAGAAAAAGTTGTAGGATCTCCAAAAGCACCTCCTATTTTCATCAAACTTGACTGAACAGCCAACGCCCTGTCTGAATCAACCTTGTTTGTTGCCTGCAATTGCTTTTGCGCAATGTCATTGTTTATTTTCATCAAGTTGGCGAGTTCAGTGTAATCACCCCCCTGCATGCCAAAATTCCTCCCTATTGTGCCAACTGTTTTAAAAACAATATCAGCCACATCACCGCCTGAACCAACGTCTCTACGGAAAGTCGAAGCCATATTGCCCAAAGCCCCTTGTTGCATACCTGTCGCACGCTCAACTTGCATATTCCTAAAAGCAAGGTCTTCGCCACCCAACTCATTAAACTTGTAACCAAAACTTCGCGCTTGATTAGCAGCATAGCCACTAAACTGTGCCCTGTCCATGCCGTACGAAAAAGCAGCGCGCCCCCCCAAGGTACTTGTCAAAGCCCTATTTTGATTGACAGTATCTGTTGCTTGTGCGTAAGCTGAAATTGATTTCGTTACCTCCTGGGTGTACGTGCTGAAATGTTGCGTAACACTCCCAACTGCTTGATTGAAAAGCCCAGAAACGGTTTCAACAGTAGCTTGACTTTCCTGATTGAAATAGCTTGCTATTTGAGTCCCAAAAGTACCACCCAAACCAGCACCAACAGCAGTCCCAACCCCTGGAACAAGAGAACCAATAATACCACCAATCAAAGAACCACCAATAGAACCAACCAAAGTGTTGGTCATATTTTGCATCATAGTTTCAGAAGTCAACTGCGCTGAAGCTCCTTGAACCATTTGTTGCATCATTTGCCCACTTGCTTGTCCAGCTCCCGAAATATACTCTGTAGGATTAACTGCATACCTCCCTCTATATTGAGCACCACTCAAAGAACCAGCAGCGCCAGCAAAAGACTGCGCTACCTTTCCTTCTTCCTTAATTTGCTCCGCGTTCAAAGAGCTAATCGTGCTCATAGATTGCTGAAGCATATGTTGAACACCAAAGGCCCCAACCATTTGCCCAATTCTACCACCCCCTGTTCTTCTTTCTCTTTCCCGTTGTTCCCTTTCTATTTCTTGCGTTTCCCTTTGCCTATGAACTTCTTGTTCCCGCCTTTCTTTTTGTCTTGCTTTCGAGCTTTGCTTCCTTTCATGGTGTACTTGGTCTTCAACGGCAGAACGTTCCCTTGCTTGTTTTTCCCTAAATTCCCTTTCTTCTTCCTGCCTTACCTTTTGCTTGTATTCTTTGTATCTTTTGTATTTTTCATCAAAACTTCTCGCTTCATTAGCCCCAGACTCAAAGGGGTCTGCTTCCGTTGAACCAGATTCAATTTCTTGCTTTTTCTTTTCTGCTTCGTCAAGAAAACGCTTAAAACCTGGATCAACCTCGGCCCTTATTTTGAAAAACAGTTCACGCATCTTTTTTCTGTTTCCTTTCTTTTTCTATTTCAGCATATTTGACGGGGTCAAAGTCTTCAAAAGCCTTATCTATTTCTTGTTTTGTCATACTTCCCCCTATCCAGTTCTCCATATCCTCACCCTTCACTTTCTTTGTAACTCTACGCCGTTGAAATTCTTCAGGGTCTTGCTTCTCTATTTCTTCATCAAGCAACCTGTTTTCTTCATAGTCAAAAACAACAAAAGACATTTTCATACTCTTGTGTTCAACGGAACCAAAAGCCACCTTGTACTTGCGCCTCCACCAAAGGTCAAATGGGAACAAATTATCCCAAGCATAAATCTTTTGCTTCAGACTCATGCTTGGGTAAAATGCTGGAGGCATCAGCCGTTTTTTTCAGGCTGATCTTTTTGGTCTTCTTCATAAGGAACATCAAGTTGTTCCTGAACTTTTTTAAACCAAGGAAAAAACACATTTTTATACTGGTGTATGAGCTCTCTTGCTTGAGCTGCCTTTAACTTGGTTATGTTGTCAACGTTGTACAACTCTTTCAACTTCGGTATGAGCACCTGAAAAGTTGCTACAGAATCAACAATGTCCAAATTCAAATTGGCCAACTTCATAGGTACCTGGGACATATAAGAATAATTGTTTACCGTGTAGGCCAACTTCAAACTCTCAATTTCCATTATCTGACCAATAGTCGGTTCTTCTATCACAAAAGAAGAATTGTTCAAATTAACTGTGATTGCGTCCATATTTTTGTTTCATTAAAAAGGGGGTGCATTAGCACCCCCTTTAACTTTCCTAAGGCTAAAAAAATTACAAAACTTCTGTTTTCATAACACCCCACTTCAAGGTTGCTACGTTCCTCAAATTATACTCCTCTTCCCTCACGCCATTAGTGAACGAAGCATCAGCAAACCTCACAAGAATATCAAAAGACAGCATAACTTGAGAATTTTCATTCACATCTGCACCAAGTGTATCTTCCCTTAAAACCTCAAGGTTGATTTGGTTGTTATTGACTGAATCTACAGACAAAGAACCGTAATTTGAAACAGAATCGCTTGAATAACTTTTGAATTCAGTTTTCACTTTGTTCTTTATGTAAGAACCCCGCACCCTTATCAAGGGAGCAGAAGACAAATCAACAGGTTGATTGTTTTCTACAATACTCAAAGGGATTATGACTGCTTCCCCTTGTTGAAAATTTATAGTGGCCATATTTTTCCTTTTTTAAGGTGTGGGCAAAACTTCGTTTTTCATCTCCCCTACGTCAATAAAATACAAATTGGGGAAGTTGTATTCTTTTGGTGCTGTCCCGGAAGCAAACCTTGCGTCTGGCAAAGAAGCAATAAGATTAAAGCCTAAAGAAGAGGCAGAAAAATTCAAAGAATCTTGCCTTGTAACTTCAACTTGTGCTATATGTTCATTTCCTGCCCCGCTTTTCACCTTTGCCACCCCATAGCCAGCTTGAGGCACCAAACTGTACTTAGAAATGGCAACTTCATCACCATTTTGGTTTTTTTGAGTTGCCCAAACCCGCAACTGCGTTGCAGTCGACAAATCAACAGCGTTGCCATTGCCGTCAATGACAGGCAACTCAATAATTCTTGCTTCTCCTTGTTGAAATCTGCTTGTAGACATTATACGAAGAAAATTGGTGTTGTGTATTCAAATTCTTGATCATGGCCACTTACTTGGCCGTCGCTTATATCAAAGCTCTCCCTCGTCATGAAACAGCCCCTTACCTTTGCAAAAGTTTCAAAAACTCTTTCAATAGCAACAGAACCATCCCTCGGCGTAGAATCAGCCACTTTCTTCAAAATGTTGACTGTTACGCCATCTTCTTGGAGCAAAATGGTGTTAGTCCACTCTTCAACGCTGTCTGTTTTACGAAACACCGCATTTTTGATATGGCCTTCAGTACGGCCTGTCAAGGGATCAGCTTGATTTTCATTAAACTGCACAGAAAAGAAACTGCAAGTCATAGTCCCCTGCCAACTAACAGCAGGAATTTCGTCCATAACGAGCTGTCCAATGCCTTTGATGGCAGTCCTTTGTATAGATTCTGACACCCTCAAATTTTTCGCTTTCCCTATGGGGGTGCCATCCTCCATTTGTAAAGTTGCAAGCGGTGCTGTTAAAGTCCTTTTCATAATTTTTTATTGAATGACAGAAAGATTGCCAGGAAAAGAAGGAAAACCAATACCCAAAGTTCCTTGAATATCCCTACCAAGTTTGTCCTTTTGGTCTGTATACCACATGCTCACATTAGCTTCAGTAAGGGCAGAATTGACATTTTCTTTGATTTTTTCAATAGAAATCCCGTCATCGCCTTCACGAAGGCCAACTTGCGCAAGCAAGGCGTCCCTTTCAGTTTTGTTGTTCGCGTTTTCTGGAGAAACTGAAACTTGAGCAATTTTATACTCTTCAGTAACCAAAAACCTTGCTGCAAATATAGAAGCAGGCGCTCCCCCATCGTTGTTGTACAAGAAAATAGTCCTCATTTTATCAATTTTAATTGTTAACGCTTGTGTCCAATATAACTCCAGTAAAGAATAACTTGTTTATCGGGCCGTTGGGTTCATAACCGTATTCTATAAACAAATTGTCCTCCCTTCTTTTGACTGAAACTTGTGTGAAACTTATTATCAGGCCGTCCTGGCTACTTGTAGCCGTTCTGAACCCTAAATAATTCGCAACAAAATTTTTCACTGTTTCAGTACTTGTTTGCGCCCTGTTAGAGCCAACAAGATTTTGCCTCCTACTATTCAAAATAAGCTCCTTGTTCAACTGCGCCCCTATCCTCATAATAGTATGCTCAAAGCTCGTTCCAGTAGGATCATAAAGCTGAGAATTCTTTTGCATAGTATTGATCGCTTGGTTTATAGCAAAACCAATGTTTTCAATATACTTGAAATGAAAAACCCCCTTCCTCAAAGCCTTTTCGCGCTCTTTTTTATTTAACTCATGATTGACTCCGTCAATACCAACTGACTTCCAAGTCCCAGGAACTTGAGGCTGCAAACCTGCCAGCCTACCAACAGCAACAGCAGCACTGTACAAGGGGGACAAATTCCTTTGCGCTCCCCCACGTAAATTTTCAGAAATACCAGAATGAACAACGTGAACATAAGGGCTGTCAAAAAACTCCGCTATTGCTACGGAACTATCAGTCCCTGCATCAAACTTTGTTGAATCCTCACCACCCCCTATAAATAAAAAGCGCTTGAACTCGGCATCATCTATGATATGCTGCAAGAGCTTTGTATTTTTAACATCAGTAGCATCAGCCCCAAACAAATCTGTCACAACATAGGTGAAGTCTACGCCCTCCGCTATATTTTCAAGAACATCATCAAAATCAGAAGGGTTAAAAGTGTCAGTCCCCCCTGTTGCAAGTATGTTATTAGGATAATCATCCAACAAAGTTGGGTAAGCAACACCCCTGAAAGGGCTGTAGGAGGCCCCGTTATAAATATCAAATTCTTTCAAATAAAAGTTTTGATTGAAATCAAAACTCCCCCTCAAATCCCTTTCAAGGTCAAAAAAACTTCTGAACTCTTCAGAAGTAAAAACAACATTGAAACCGTCATCAAAAAGCTCTTGTGTTGTTTGTCCTGTGTAAGTTACACTCTCGCCTGGCCTGACGCCACTTAACTTTCCCTCTAATATCTCAAAAATAAAAGCATTGGGGTTGTCAACGCCCGCTTTCAACCTCAAGGCATAACCTCTGTAAAGATTGCCAAAAAAGTCAAGGCCGTTTGCCCATGAACCTTCTATACGTGGTTGTATAACAATATTGGCCCCATAGGTACGAGTGGTTGTTTGTTCTACAATTTCTACAAGAAAACCAGCCCCATCGTCAGGCAAACCTTCAACTTCGTAAATTCCAGAAATCGAATCATCATATAAACCGTCAGAAGTTACAGTTATAGAATCAACAACCCCTCCGTTCACAGTCAAACTCAAAAACCCCCCTGACAACTTCCTTGCAGGAGAAGGAGGCAAAATTTCAACTGAATAAGTACCGTCTGTGTAACCAGAACCTGCGTTTGAAATAGTGGCTGTGTCGATAGAATACAAGGTCAAATCCTCTCCTCCATGGTCAAAAGCCATAGTTGCTGCCGTGGTTGTTGCTGCCTTCACATAGAAGAGCCTTTCAGTTCCGTCTATCCCCACATCAGGATTAAAAAGGAACCTCGCTAAATCGTAAATTTGGCCCCCTTTAACAAAATGCCTGAATTCACTCAAATCAGTGAAAGACCTTATAGATTTTGCCCCCTGCGAAAGCTCACCGTTTATACCAACAGCGCCAAAATTTTGTTCAACGTTGCCCGTGTCTATCACCAAAACATTTCCGGAAGTGGCAGTAGTCGGCTGCACCGGAACACCGCTCGTTTGCCTTGCGTATGCTCCTGGTTCTATGATTTTTTTTCCATCAAAATTAACAGTGGTCGCCATACCTTACTTTTGTATTGTGAAATTCTTTGTTAAAAATTGCTTCCATTCTTGGGAAGTCTTTTGCAAGCCTTTGTAATGTTTTTTCATAACCTTTTGATCCCTTACAGAAATCCCTCCATTGCGGTTTATGAAGTCATCTACAGAAATTTTCCTGCTCGTCGCCAAAACTTCTTTCACCGTTTTGCCATTTTCAGGGCTTCCATTAGTGGAAGTTTTCGTAGTTTCATTTTTGACTTTTTTCGTTGCAGCCATAATTTGTGTTTTTCATTGTTATAATAACTCTTGAAAAATCTATTGATTCCCTTCAAAAAAGACACCCCTCAAAACGTCTTTACTCAAGGTATTTCTTATTTCTTGCTCATAAAAAAAAGATAAATTGACATTCCTTGTATAAACATGATCTGGTATCAAGGAATTGTCCATTTGTATGTCTTGTCCACTTATTTTCACGTCCCTCATACCATTAAGCTCAAGTTGATCGTAAAGCATGACAAGCATAATCTTTACAAAACTATAAATCAATAAAACCTCATTCATATTGTCACTTGCTATGAGCAAATTGTAAGTGGATCTGAAATAATAAGTATTCAAAAAAACATAGCTTTCCCCCTCTTCAACCCATTGAACACCCCTGTCAAAATCTATATTTTGTTCAGAACTCTCTTCAGAAGGCAACATAATATGAACAACGGGATAACGAACCTTTTCGCTGTTAAAACCGTATTTGATATCCAACTGCCTTTGCCCTTTTCTTAAAAATACGTGTTTAGCTTGTTCAAACCAATCGTATTTTTCATAAACAAGGCTTCTTTTCACATTATCCTTCCCAAACAAGCCATAAAGCAAAGACTTTTTTTCATCACCTTTGTGCTCTTCATAATCCTTGACTATGAGCTCTTTAGCATACTCAAGGATTTGCAGTATTGTATTTTCTGGTATCGTCATTCTACTAAAACTCTTAACAAAGATTCTTGCAATACAGACTCTATATCTGAAGGCCTTATTTGGCCCATTATTTTTGCTGGAGGGAAGCCAGGGTGTATCCAGGAAGAAGGATCGCTTTTTTCAGAAACCCTACGAAAAGTGAAGTATTTAGACCTTGACAAATCAGCATTTGCTTTCCTTTGCAAACCTGCGTAAATCGGCGCCTTATGCTGATAACCAGCATGGGAAGTCTTCAAATCCTTAAAAACTTCCGGCAAGGAAGCCTCCCTCAAAGCTGCTCCAGGCGCTAAAGATTTTGCCCTTTTGTAAATAATAGCGGGCATTCTACCTGATTTTTTTGAATTAGGCGTGTATTGCCTCAAGGGGATTGTCAAATACCAACCCCCTTCTTTTGTGTAAGAAGTCTTAGGACTTTTTTTGAAACCTATCTTCATATCAAAAGACTTCACGCCTTTTTCAATGCTTCTCGCTTTCTCATCAAGGTAGATACTCAAATGATCATCTCCTATTTCTGTTATGAAACCCTCAATAAAAGCCTTTGAACGCCCCCCCAATTTTTCTTTTGAAACAGCCTGAACATTGGCCCTCAAATAATCGCTAACACTTTCAAGAAAATAATACTTCAATCTATCTTCGTTAACCCTTATTCCTTCAAGGGTTTTGAAAATTTTTTCAAAGTCATATTTAATCTTGAACATCAATAAAAGCCATTTGGTGTATTATCGAAAAACACATCATTTTCTTGCCTATGGTTCATTTCTTCCCACAAATAATGAAGCCTTTTAGCTGTTGAAAGTTGAGGGGCCTGCTTAAACTCACCATCATCACAAGTGAATAGCTCTTTAGACTCATCACCGAATAGTTCTCTTTCTATGCTGCTGACATAATAAACAGGATGGTGCTTGTATCTTATTGATAATGTAGGATAATCAACCCCCTCAAGCACCCCCTTGTTCAAGATTATTTTGTTCTTTTCTACAACATAATCATTTTTTGACAACAACCTCAACTTTTCCCTGGAATCAACAAACAAATAAACAAACCTAACAGAAAACGGTTCATAAATCAAAAAAGAAAAGAAATTTTCGTCTTCATCCATCATCAAATGGATAATTTGACTAAAATTAGACATCAAGTCAAGGTTTTTTACCTTGTCCATGTAAGAAACATCATCTTTGGCCAAGGTAGTCAACTTGATCGAAGTATTGTCCGTTTCTGTATAATTCTTGTTGTACTCTGGTTGTCTTTTAAAGCCCTGCATCAAGGCCTTTGTCTTTACCCTTTCTATGTAAAAATACCCTATGCCACCGCAATTTCTACAATCAGGCAAGGCGCTATTGTTAGCGCTCGAAGCACAAGGACAAACAAGGGCTTTTTCATGCTCTATGTTGTACCCTTTCTTCAGTATAGCTTGCTCGAAGCGGTTTAAATCCATGCTAACTTCAGGAAACTCCTTTTTAGCATCCTCCCTTGTTGCGGAAATACCTATGTTCCTTGCCATATCAACCTTGTATCAATTCCCAAAAACACTTCTTTATTATTTGCACGTCTATTTCAGACATGTGCTTATCGTTCATACGATACATAGAATTTTCTCGAAATTTGTTAAACCTCGGGGCAAATTGTTGTACCCTATCAACTCTAAAAAGCCTCCATTTTGGTGACTTTTTGCTTTTGCTTGTACCTTCATTGAGATAAGCCCTAAAAACCTTGTTGCCCGAACTTTTATGTGTTCCTAAAGCAACAGGGCTTACATTTCTGTAGCCAGCCAAAACTTCCTCACCTCCAGGCCCCTTCTCTTCGTAATAAAAATCGATTTTGAACCTTTTTCTTATGCAATAAGAAAGGGCTTCTTGTATAGTCTGATCTGACTTTTTGTAAACCTTCTTTATTTGCTTTATACGCTTGTCTTTTATATCTGGCAAACGTATGCTAATTTTTTCTTCTTGGTCTTCTTTTTTCATTTTAGGCTGTGTTGAAGGAAAGCTCCCTGTATTTGCTTTTCAAAAGATAAAGCTGACCACTATGCTTGTATTTTTGGTCTCCGTATAAGTCTGACATGTATTGCTTTATACGAGCACCATAAATGCCACTCTCAGCACTTTTCAACAAACTTGTACTTTGACTCAACCCGTCAAGGCTTATTGAAAAGGAATTCAAACCTACACCAAAAAATATATCGCCAAGTATGGCAAACAACTGAACGGCAGCCAACTTACCAATCACATCAATAATTTCGGGCGGTATCTTATCAAAACCCGTCACATAAGTTGATTCCCAATAATTAGGGATGTACATACCCTTTGTAACAAGCAACATTGGCGAGGCCCCTAAAAAGTTTATACCACTAAACCTTTGTCCAGTCTTTTTTGTCCCCCCAGGAACAACATGAAAAGAACGGAAGTAAACTTGCCTGTCAACATCAGAACTATTGGTTTCAGACCTTGTGCTCAACCAATCCTGAACGTATTCAACAACAGGTGTATCATTATAAATGCCATCAAGACTAAAGGCCCTTTTTACAGGCCAAGTTGTACTGACAAAACCCCAATTCCTAAATTCCTCTATATCGAAAGAAGTCCTTTCTGAAACAACTTGCTTGAACAACTTTATTTTCAAGAACTCCTCCACAGACCTTTGAGCAACTAAAATCTTTTGCCTCAAAGTTTCATAAGTCAGCTCTTCACCCTCTTTGGTACAAATTGGTATACCATGAAAATACAATTCCAAAAGCTCACTGGGATTTATAGCGAGCTCTGGTTGGTTTTTAAACCTTATTTTTTGTTCAAGTTTAGCCATAACATCAGTTTTTCATCATTTCATAGCTCTTTTTGGCTAAATATCCCGCAAGTATCGTGCCGTTTTTAGCTGTGCCCGTCAAAACCAACAAATCTTTGTCCATTGACTTCACAAAATCAACATCTCCACTTTTCAAATAGGGCCTGCAACCTTCCAAAACATCAACAATGTGCTTTTCCTTGAAACCAAAGTCAAAAAATTGGTCGTAAAGCCTTTGCTTGTTTTTTTCAACCATTTTCACAGAAGACTTTTTTTCTGGAAAAAAGTTGATAGAAGTTCCGTTAGCAAAATAAAAAAGCTCATTGTCCATTTCAAAACCAACTATTTGTTTGTAAGGCATCCAGGCTTTGTAAATGTTTTCAGACAAAACCTTTTTTGAGTGAAAAACCATACCCCACTTTGGCGTAACATGAAGGGGCGGGTAATTTGACTTTTTCAACAAATCATCCACAACATGACCACAAGCTAAAACAACCTTGTCTGCCTCAAATTCCCCCTCTTTGGTCATTATTTTGTTGTTTGAAACAGCTTGAACTCGTTCTTCAAGAACTTCCACCCCCCCTATGATTCTTTCAGGAGGGCAATAATCAAATTCCTTACCCCCTAATTCTTTTTTTGTGATAGTTGCAAAATTCGAAAGCACCTCAAGACCTTCTTCAGCCATGGGTGCTATCGTTTTGTTGATAAAAGAAGAATTATAAATGCCAGCAGAGCACTTACTTGCAGCGTAAGGCGTCTTCACATCGAACAAAAAGCATTCAGCCCCTTGAGCTTCATAATACCTTTTGCACATTGAACCTATTATGCCACCGCCAACAACTATTATTCTCATGATGAAAAACTTTATTTTTCATCATTTGAACCTTCTTCGTCTTGTTCTTCTCCCCCCTTCAATTCACTTTCATCAATTTTTTGAAGCGCAAAAGCAACAAGCTCTTTTTTGCGCTTGGCGTTCTTCAAAATCTCTTTTTCCTCCACCCCCACGTCAAGCAAAATTTGCTTGATTTCTGAAACACTTTTAGAAGAAAGTTCTTCTTCAATGCCCTTTTCCACTTTTTGAGAAGCTTCTCCCTTGTCAAGAACAATTTCCCAACTTTCAATAGTAGCCACCTTGTCAGCAACATTTTCTTCAACCTCTATGCAGCCGTTGGAGTCAAACTCTTTTTTGCCTACAATAGGTAAGTTGACTTGCTTAACACCTTGGTTGAACAAAGACAAATTTTGTATGAAAACCTTTCCCATTTTTACTATTTTTTGGTGAAAAAAAGCCGACCGATTTGTTATTCAGTCGGCTTTTGTATGACTCAAATCAAAACCCCATTAGGCTACATAGCTACCCACATTTATATACCTAACAATCCTCAAGGGGTTGTATACAAGCGGCGTTCCATAGAACAAAATCATGAAACGGTACGCAGGAGACTCAATGGCCAAATCCATTTTCATTGGAGGCAAAAGCTGTGCAAACTCATACACAGTTTCATCAAGCTGGATCATATAGGCTTCAGTTGTATATGCCCATTTGCGGTTCCTATCGCGAACTACATACTCACCTGCGTTACCAGACGGAGTCGCACCATCATAAGCAAGGGCATCATCAACGCTCAAAGAAAAAACGGGATAAAATTTGGTAGAACCAGGTGCAGTGGCACCTTTGAGGCTACGGTAAACAATAAAGCCAGTAGCACGTTGATCATCTGTACCGCCTGTCCCAGCCTTGAAAGTCAGGTCAACAGCACCACCATTCACAATAGTAACAGGGGAACTATCAAGGGCGGTCAAAGAAGACTCACCATAATTGTTCACAGCAGCAACGGCATAAATGTAATCACCAGCAAAATTACTTTCATTCGTACGGCCAGAAGGGGCGGTTTTCCAATTCGCTTTGCCGTCAGAACCAACAGCAGCAACAGGAGTTGTAACACCCGCAACAGAAGGGGCAATTGGCGCTTTGTCGCTTTGAGGCCCGTCAGTAATGAAGCGAGTTTGCTTTTGCTTCATGAACACGTCATGGTTCAAATTGATAGAGCCAAATTGAGACTCAAAAGTTTGAACACGCTGACCAACCTGACCTTGGGAAATGGCTTCAGTATTGATAGGAATGAACTTATTGCCATAAAAGTTTTTGGTGAAGTTGGAAACGGCATCAGGAGAACCAACAAAATCAGTAGCCATACCAAAATCATTGGTAATGGATTCAGCCCCGTCAGACATATCACTTTCACCAAGGGCCTTGCCTTC